AGCAGGTGTAGCATCTGTTGTATTAATTAAATAATACACACCACTACGTGCAGCAATAAATCTTTCTTCATCTTCATTTTCAACTATAGCTAATGCTTGAGTTACTCCACTACCAGTTAACTGTGCATCGTCTAGTTTAGTATACCCTGCTACTTTACGATAGCCGCCATCAAGGGAGGGTTCAAAGTTTTGCAGAATAAATGCAGAACCTACAGCATTAATACCCTGTTGCAACGGGCTAATATTAGTAACCAAACCACCCGTAAATTGTACAGGAAAGGTGGACCAAGCTGTAGTCATGTTTTATACTTTCTATAAACCAAACGTATTTGGATTGCTATATTTTACTGTAGAGCGCACATATTCATATGTATTTATGTGTAAAGTACGTAAATACTTTATACCTTGTTCAAATTTTTGTTGAGACAATTGGGCGGATTGATTATCACCTCTAAATTGATATGCATAATACATAGCACCATCAGTAATTACATGTTTAAATTCCAGTGGTACTGTAGGCACGTCATCATATAATTCTAATTCTACAGGATTACGATAATATTCATATATTAATTCGTATGCTTTATCAGGCGTAGGAAATATAATAAATTCTTGACTAGGTGTTCTGGACACATAGCTTGGTTTACCACGTATACCTGTATCACTATTGTATTCATAGTCAGAATATTTCTCAAGATATTCTTGATAAGTCATACTTTGTAGTTTTGTAGTTGCAACATTTAAAGTACTGTTTCGTTTAATACGAAAACTGTTCATATCAATTGTTTTAGCATCGTAAGGATAACCGTAACGTGTAACACCTGCAGTTAATACATCTTCTTCTTCAACATGGTTCCAAGGCCAATTAAATTCTTCGTGATTAATATGACGAATAGAAGAATTAACTGCGTCTTTAACTGTATTATAATAACCTGTAGCTGTAGCAAAATTAGAACTAGTAAGCTCTACTTCATTAAGCCTACGATTTACTTCATTTACAAGTCCAAGAAAATTATATGCCATTATTTTTCCCTTACACGTAGGAATATAGTACGTTCAAATACTAAACCATCAGAGGTTGTTATTGCACAATATATTTTATATTTAATATTATCTGTGCCTAAACTTAAACGTGCTGTTGCAACTGTATTAGTACTTGTACTAGATACTAATTGTAAACCATAAACAACAGGACCGCTTGCAACCAATTCTGTTTTAACACCATCTGCATCATCTACGTACCATGTAACTGAGTTAATAGTTGCGGGTGTAATAAAACGTGACCAATCAACACTGTAATCAGTTATTTCATCTGGATCTTTATTGGGCCATTTTAATGACATTTTGTATTCCTATTATGCTGCACGTACATATGACGTATTTGTATTTGAAGATGCTGGTCCAACATATACAGTTCTTGATGCGCTATTTACATATGAAGTGTTTGTATTTGAAGATGCCGATCCAATATAAACAGTTCTTGCTTTACTGTAATTATCTTTAATTGACTCATAGTCAAACTGTACTGTATTAATTATTGCATTACCTACAGTAAACGTGCCCTGTACTCCTGTTGGTATTACTACAGCTTCACAAACTAATGTTACACTACCATTTAATGCTGTTGTACCACTTACACCTTTACCTGATAAACTTACATTAGCATCTGCATCAATAACAACTTCATCACCATCTACCAAGATAGAGTCAGTGATAATGTCACCTTCTACACCTGTAGGTACAACAACAGACTTTGCTACTATTGTGACATTGTTTGTTGCACTTGTACCTGCTACACCTACTACGGCAAAAGTAGCTTCAGCATCTACGACAATCTCGTCGCCTGTTACCAGAGGATCATCTGTAATAATGGTGCCTTCAACACCTGTTGGTACTACAACAGCTTTAGCTACAACAGTAAGAGTACCTATTGCACCTGTACCTGCTACACTACTTAGTGTAAATGTTACACCTGTACCGCCTGTAGCTGTGACTGTGTTTGCTGTACCTGTAGCCTGTACTCCTGTGGGTGCTACTACTGCTTTAGATACAATAGTGAGAGTGCCTATTGCACTAGTAGCTTGTACACCTGTTTGCGTAACAGTAACAATAGAACGTACATCAAAACCACTGCCACTTATACCGCCTGTACCTTGTACACCAGTAAGGGCAACAGTTAAATTGGCCTGTTCATAGCTTTCACCAAAGGTAGCTACGGAGAAAGGATTCTGTGAAAAGGCCATAAGTTACTCCTTATGCAGCAGCTTCTTCTTGGTTAAGAGACTGCTTTAACATTGCCATAAATGCGTCACGTCCTACAGATAGTTGATCCAAATTAAAACGTGCAGAACCAATCTTCTGTTCTAATGAAGTAATGTGATTAATCATTACTTTCTGTTCGTCTGTAAGTTGATCTTCTGTGTATTCTTTGTCGTCTATTTTAATAACATTAGCCTTTTTTTCTTCAGCCATTGTTTTTCTCCTTTAGTTAATTTTATGCAGCAGCATCAACGGATAGCACACCGTACCATGTTGTTCCGCCATCTCTTGTCCAGAAAACGTAAATGTCAGTCTCACCCACCGCTGGTGCATCAGGCGCAGTGCCACCTGCCCAATCTACTGATGTAGGCCATGTGACTGTGTAGGCTGTTGTTGCGTTACCTGTTAGCTGTAGGATAAAGCCGTTGCTGTAGCCACTATCTGCTCCACTAAATGTAAATGTAGTGTTTCCTGTCATTGTCAGGCTAAATGCACCAGCATTGTCTATGTTACATGTTGGTGTTGTACCTGATAATGCATCGTAATCTTCTGCTACTGAATCTGCTGTAAAAACACCTGTGACAGAGGCACCCGTGCTGGTTGTTTGGAGCTTAGAAGTACCTTGATAGTATATATCTGTCTGCCCATTAAATATACCACGCATCCACCATTGATTGTTCGCATCATTATATAGACCAGCATAAGTTGCGCTGTCTGTCATCCAAACAGCAACACCACCAATGCTATAGCCTTCGTAACCACTATGCGCACCGCCATCAATCTGGATAGAGCCAAAGGTACCAGTGACAGGTTGGAAGTAGCCGTTGCCTGTGTCGCCTAGACGTACACCTGTGGTGTCAATAGTAACTTCAGCGGAACCACCTGCATTTAGAGTTATGGTGTCTGTGCCAAATGTTATGTTTGTATCATCATCATCATCATGTATAATTTGATTTGGCACATAAATAGAGTTTCCAACTTCTAAGTTGTTACTCATTATCGTGCGGCTCGTTGAGATATACATTGAGCTAATAGCACTCACTTGCCCTGCCGTAACAACAGTAAAAGTGTTTGACCCAGAGTTTACAATGCGCCCGTTAAAATATGCTCCTGTAGTTTCATAGTATAGGTCAGGGTTTGTAAGCTCTAAAGCAACGTAACTTAAAGAAGAATATGTAAGTGTCACCAATCTCGCTGAAGGTTGACCAGCCCCTGCAAGGCTGTGGCCCGTCAAACTACCAATGGGTGTTGTACTGGAACCAGAACTTACAATAATATCCCAACTACAAGCAAAACGCAGACCGCTTGTGCGATCCATCGTGATAGTGCCGTTAACGTCATTGTTTGCAGCGTTACGACACAACAAAATATAAATCGTGCCAGAGTTATCTGCGCTGTCTACATCAAAACGGCGGTTAACGTAGTGATCCTCTTGCATCGCAATGTGCGCTGTGCCGCCGATGGTTAAGTTGCCGTCTATGGTGTCAGCTTGATCACTACGCAGATAGCTGCTGCCCTGCACACCATCCAAGAGATCAGCATCTAAGCCAGAGCCAGTACCATCATTGCCAGAGTGCCAGATTGTATTGTCAGTACCACTAGTCCCAAGACGAACGATTAAATTACTATTTTGGGTAAAGCCTAGCTTGCCAAGCTCACCTGCAGTGTTGCTATACTTTATAACCGAATAGAAAGCTCCACCACTCCGATTTATCTCTAATTGTTCTGCAAAGTTAGCCGCCGCTAAAGTAATTGTACCTGTGGCTGTATCATCAGCATCACTGCGCAAGAACTGTGAACTTGTTAAGCCTACAATTTCAGCTACAGTGCGAGAAGTAGTGCCATCAGATAAACTGCCAGAGAGGTAGAGGTCTTTGAATCGGCCTGTCGCTTCACCAAGGTCAATAGCAGCATCACGCAATGAGTTATTTGTGTTCCACGGAACTATTGTGTCTAAGCCACCAGCAAAGCGAATGCCAGTGTCGCCATTACCAATGAATAGACGAGAACCAGCGGCTGACCCAATACTCCCCACCGTGGTGCCGTCTTTGCGGAAGTTTACGATATTACCATCCGAAGTAAGTCGGTTAAAGTTTGCCGTAGAAGCCCCGCTTCTTGTAGGGTAAATTGTACCAGAGCTAACCTCAAACCCTGCGCTAGTACCCGTGTCAGAAGCAGTCTTACCCACCAACAGACTCTCCGCACTCGCATCCCAGAAGAACTTGGCAGTCGTGCCTGTGTCCTCGTAGAAGCTGATGTCGCCTGTAGCG